GCCGCCAACCCCATCGGATAAAACGCCCCAACTGCAGAACTGGCAACACCGGTTAATATACCGCCCCCCGTTTTACTGCCGGTGCCGTCCTGGTTGGTATAGCTCATGGATAATATAGGCGCACCTGCACCGGTCGCCGAGGTAACCTCTAAACCGATAATCACCTGGTTGCCGCTGGTTGCGCCGCCCACATCACGGGCAGGCCATGTCACACTATTTACAGTTTGCCCCGACGTCGATGTAACACTCAATCCTGAATTCTGCCATAGCCGATCGCACAAAATCAGCGTTCCGGCCTGTTGTGAATTAGCGTTGAATCTGGCCAGATAGGAATTGCCGGATACTGGATTAGTAAAAGGCAACTGTCCGGCATACGCCGTTAATGCCTCGCCATTTACTCCCGCTGACGACGCCACTGCCGCTCCCGGCATCCCCGCCAAATAAAATAAACTGTGAGGTCTGCCGACGACCAGCGTCGGCGTAGCCGTTTTCATGTAAGTCGATGGGTATTGCATCCCTGCAAGAACACCATCAAGCGTTGTGATTGCCATTTAGACAGCCGTGACGTACTGCTCAGCTAAATCAGCACTGTTAACACTTAAAATGACTGAAAAAGTCGTGCCATTTTCATCAGTGGTGATAGCGCCGACTTTATATTGATCGGGATACATTGCATTAAAGGGTTCGTTAAGGGTGACTAAATCGCCGACTTGAATGGGCATGGTATTTTCCTTTTGGTTAATTAATATTGGATGATCTTACGGGTGGGTCAGCGTGCCACCGGTCAAGGTAACATTCTGCCCGCTGGTAATATTGGTACTGTCCAGATTAATATCTGAACCCGACGTGCCGACGGTTAAGCCGGTGACCACATCAGTATCATTGCTGTCCCGAATGCGGGCAGCGGCAGCGGTACCGGAAGCGGTGGCCGCTACAGTTTTTGGTGTCCCTGAGAGGGTTAACACAGCGCCGGATATGGTAGCCGACGGATCATTCAGGGTGATGGTTGCCAGTATCGACGCCATACCGGTGGTACCAATTTCAAGCTTACCGGCACCGGCGCCGCCGTCTATCTGGCCGAGGACAGCAGTCATGCGGGCGGTTTTAACAGCTGTGGTATAGGTGACTGACATATTTTTTACCGATTTTTAATGTTGATATTTACTGTATTTATTGCGACACGGCACACAAGCCCCATCGACTAATCGACCAAACCATTCGCCGCAAAAGTCGCAGTCGCCGGGCTTGCCTTCATCCAAGGTAAAAGGCTTGCGTTTAGCAATTGCCAAGGCGAGCTGTTGTTCAGCAGTATCATTGGCATGGTCGATGGCGTCACTCATCTTTGCTGTCTGCCTGTTTAAGCCGGAGCCGGTGGAAATAGATATTGCTCAAGAAAGTCAGCGCCGTAAAAATAACGCCAAACGCTGCGGCGTATTGGTTTAAAAACCCCATAAAGCAAGTCGTTAAGCCACTGATATACGACAATGCCGAGGTTAATTCCTGCAACTGTTCAGCATAATTTTTCATAGCGTCCTTATCTTGTATTGTGCTTTAGTCTTTAACGGCAAGGCCTAATGTCCCGGTTACCGTGGCTGCCAAGGTCATGACCGCCGATGCTTTCTCTTCCTCACCCAAGCAAATCAGCACCACCGCAATCGCCGCCGCGAGTAGGGTAATCGCCCCTAAGCGCGTACTGCGTTGACTCCAGTCGATGCCGATTTTGTTCATAACTATTATGCAATGGTTGAAGACATCAACACCCAAGCCGCACCTGTTGATACGAATTGAGCGAGGTCGTTATTCGCATCTATTGTTGCGAATGTCGCACCACCGGCAATCGTTTCTGAACCGGATGGATCAAGGGTAATCGCGGCAGCGGTTGCATCGGTTTTCTTAACAAACAGCTTGGCACTGGGTGGAATGGTTGTCACGCTCGGCAGATTAACCGTTTGAGTGGCCGTATTCGGGGCAAAAATGATTAATTCACCACCGCCAAAATCGCCAATATTTAACGTTTGGGCGCCGGTTGCTGCCAACGTTAATACGCGTGGACCTTCAGCGCTGAATTCTTCAATATCGACGCTGGCTGTAGTTGCCGCTGCCAATGCTGCTGCATCAGCAAAGCCGATAAAATACGCGTTTAATGCCGGGGAGTTAATGACCTCACCGGCGGTTGCATCCCACCAAAGTTTCTGACCCTGAACAATCGCGTCGCTGGTGTTTTTGGGCAGTGAAAAGACGCCATCTTTAGCGACTGCGCCAGTACCGGAAATAGCAATATCAACCAGGGCAATACCCATCTGTTGGTTGCCGATAACCACCGGGTCACCACTCGATATTGCTGCGCCGGTGCCGTTGACATAATCAACTGTTTCACCGGATTTAATATAATTTGTAGCCATGTGTAATTCCTCGTTTCTGAATTCGGGTAAGGTGCGGATACGCTAGTTAAGCGTACCCGGTATCACTGTTCGGTTATGCGCCTGGGTTTTTGTAAGCCCCGCGATAATCGATAGCCGCCACGCCATAATCCAAACGAACTTTCCATTGCAGACCATCTACTTCAAAGCCCTCTACACTGTCCAGGAACGGCATTTGTTCACCATTCAAAAAGGCGACTTCAATCACTGGCGCTTCTGCTGGATCGGCGAATAAATACCAATCGGTACCGGTAATGCGCGGCGAATCAACAATGCTTTGCACAATGCCGTTAACTTTATTGGGCTTTTGTAGCTTGTTGGCGGTGTCAGGATCGTATTGGGCATTGACCAGCACGCGAACATCGCCGCCTTTTGACATTGGACCTAACCAAACATTAGGGCGTAAATCCAGGTAATCATTGCCGCTAATATCCATTTGTTGCGCCATCGCTACGCGTGCCGCTTCCAAGGCATCCACAGACGGCACAGCGCCACTGCCTGCCAAATTGGCATGGCTGGCATGGAATAATGCGATACCGTCACCCATCGTTGGATTGCTTAACAGCAAGGCAAATACATCAGCCTCAATGGTACGACGAGCCGCACGGCCAAGCATTTGCGACAAGCCGATAAACGCTTGCAGATCATCATTAATGATGGTCTGACGACTGATATTAATCGTGTTGCCTTTGGTGGTTGCAGTGATTGATGATTTTTCACCATCGGGGATGGATTTGTTTTTAAATTCTGAATTCTCATTCAATAAATCCAGATTGCCAAAACTGCCTAAGCGGTAGCGGTTATGGGCTCTAAAATCTGTCACAGAACCGACAGAACAGAACCTAGACCAGGTATCCGGCGCTGCGGCATACGCTTGTTGCAACGTTTTGTGCATGGCATTTTCCAGCAGGACCGGAAAATCAGAGGTGCTGGTAGTAAATGCTCGTTTCACCATTTCGCGCTCATCCATGCCCCGCGCGCTGGTACCGGAACGTTCCAAACAGAGTTTAGCAATTTCCGTTAATCGCATACCGCGAAATTCATTGCCGGCGTCCATTTTATCGACACCGGCACGGCCACGAAGGGCATTAACCCCAGCATCAATAAACTTGTCACGCTCATCACCGGTCACTGACGAATCGGACCGGGTGGTTTCCGCATCGACTTTTGCCGCCCATTTTTCAATCATTTGTGCTTTGGCCTCATCGGCTGGGATACCGCGCTCGATAAAATCATTCATGATGTTTTCATCGACACGGGCCATACGGGCAAAATTACGAATATCCGTCACGCGCTGCCGTTCTTGCTTGGCCGCATCGGCACGGATAGCGGTTTCGTCTGTTTTGGGGTGGTGATTAACCGATTCAGTCGGAGCGGATGCCGCCCGTTGTGCGTCGGTCTGCTTTTCTGCGACTGGATCAGCCATAGCGTTAACCTCGTTGTTTATGATAGTAACTAAATTTGTTTCGATGTCGCTGCGCACTTGTGCGCCAGGATCAGCAGGGATGGTGACTAAAGAAATTTCCATCGGCTGCCAATCGACAGCACGATAAACCGGAAAGCCGTCTTGTAAATCCGGGAGTTTTTCCAGCTTGTTGATGGTATAACCGACGCTGATATTGCGCAGGATACCGGCTTTCACTTCGTTAAAAATAGGCTGGACTTCTTCACGTTCACTGAAGCGCACGACAGCCCGGCCTTCACCGTTTACTAACCAAGCTCGCTCAACGACACCAATGACATTTTCTAAGCTGTATTTGTTATGATTGGGCAATAACGGCGCACCGGCGTTTAAACGGTCCAGATTGACATGCATAGGGCTCATACTCAGCTCTTCAATCCAGGTCTTTTCTGTCCAATAATCAGTACGGCGTACCTGTGACCCGGTTGACCAGGTCAATTCAATGGTACGGTCTGACTCATTCAGCGTCGCCGGGACAAACGCCGCGCGGGTATGCAGTTTGGGAATCTGTCTAGTTTGTTGTTGGGGCATTGGTTAAACCTGTGGGCTGTGTTTGGCCTTGGCCGGATACTTTGCGTGCATCGCTATCGAGGATGATGCCGCGCTCATCGAGCATTTTGTTATCAGCCGCCATTTCGTCGTATAACTGTTCGGGGTCATAACCCTGCTCGCGGATGGCTTCGGATTGGGTCATTAAACCAGCCCGGATCGCCTCTTTAATGGCGGGTATTTCCCGGATAGGATCGACCATTAAGCGTTTGGGCGGTGTCCATTCGGCGGATAAATCCGAAATGCCGACAAAATCCATAAACCAACCGGCCACCCGGTTACAAACACCGGGAATGATCATCTGCCAAAGCCACGAGTCAATAGAGCGCCCGAATTCTTGCCAGCCCATGCGCGCGGATGAAAAATTAACGTTCGATAGATCGCCGGTTAAGGCTTCGTAGGTAATGCCCAAGCCTGCTGCGATTGCGCGCAGATTTTCCAGGCTGTAAGGGCCATAATCATCCGCTTTTGGTGGCGTGGAAAACTCGACGCGGCGATTGGGCTTCATGACGTACATGGAGCCGGGCGTCAATTCAGAAACATCGCTGAATTCTTCTTCAGTTTCGGCGGGCTCATCGGTATAAATGAAAGCGGCAAATAAATTCGCCAGCTTTTGCCGGTTCAAATAAGCATCTTCGTAAATATCCAGCTCACGCAAACGGATCATCACCGGCGCTAACCAGGACACACCGCGTTCTTGTCCTGGACGGTCGGTGCGGAAAATGTGAATAACTTCGTAAGCGGGCACGCGGGAATAGCTGCTGTTGCTGAACGAGCCGAAAAACCGCCCGGCGGCGCCTGGGTGGATTTTATACAGATAATAAGCAACACGGCGCCCAATGGCGTCGTATTCAATACCGCGCTGAATGTGGCCGCCATTAGGTAACGGGCCGTCGTTGTATTCATACAAATAATCCGGCTCTAACACTTGCAGCTGAAATGGTACGGCAAGACCATCCGTCGCCAGACGAGGCCGCAAACGGATAATGGCTTCACCGGCCTCAACAACTGAGCGCATAACGGTTTGCTGTATCCCGTAAAAATTGGTCAGGCCTTGCGCGTCGCATTGGGTGCTTTCCGCCCAAACCTTCCATTTGTCTTGCGCCCGCTTGGCATTGCGTTTAATCGGGGCTTGAAATTGTGCGCGGATGCCGTATCCGATGACATTATTGACAATGACGGAAACGCCTTTAGCCGCCCATGGGTTATTTCTAACCAGATCGCGGGCACGATTGCGAATGATTGACGGGTTCTGATTGGCTGAGTTGGCATCGGTGGCCGGGGTTAGCCAATTGCTGGTACGCGTGGACTTGCTCGCGGCATCGTAGCGGCGAGTTTTAAAGGGGATGACATTCGATTTGTCTGTCATAAGCCTTTACCGGTGGGCAAGGTGATAATCCGAGAACGGCTGCTGACGGGGCTTGCAACGCCCAATTCTGAACGCATGGTATTGCGCAAACGGATCATTTCATCGAGTGAATGATACGTTATCCGGCGCTCACCAAACTGCACATATAACGCACCTTGTGCGATTGCAGTTTCTAAAGCGGAAAGTTGGGTAGTTGTAAATGCCATGTTGCATCATGTCATTTATTTTGTGACAAAAACTAGGCAAAAAATGGCAATTTAAAAAAATATAGTAGGTTGATTGCTTAGATTATGCGCTAAAAATATTTTGATTAAGGTATTTACTTTTTTATATTTTGGTATATACTATATTCAACGTCAAGAGATTGGCTTTTGACGAAAACAGGAGATAATAAAATGAACAAAATCGAATATTACGCAGCTAACTCAACAATGGGTGACACATCTGACGAAGATTGCGAGAAATATAGGCAATGGGCAACCGAACAAATAAAAAATGAGTACCCGGGTCATAACGTTAATGTGATAAACCAGGAATCTTTAGTTAACTCATGGACGAATGACGAGGAAAAAAAAGAGGAAATTATAGATTTTTGCTCTCGTCTCTGGGACAGATGCCCGTGGGATTGGTGTGAATAAGGGCGGAAAGCGCGAAGGAGCCGGCAGGAAGCTGGCGCATCCGCTTTTAAAAAAGGAAATGATCAGCTTAAAATTACCACGATGGCTTATTGATAAACTCGACGAACAGACAGAAAGCCGCGCGGTAATGATTGAAATGGCATTGCGTGAAAAACATGGCTGGACACCGCCGGATGTAGGTGAGCATCCATGCGATAAACTCAGCCTATAATCCTATAAACCGTCCGCACAGATAGCCGAAACCGCTTAGCCAATTGCTCAACGCTGGCGCCGGCTTTATGCAGGTCTTTTATTTCCTGATTGCGGTGCCGGTAATCATTGATCGGCAGCGTTAAGCGCTCGCCGCCAAAATTGCTGATCAACGCATAAACTATATCGCCCGCTTTTTGTTCATCACCGATAACACTGGCAACGACTCGGCGCATTTCTTGAATAATACCGCTCATAATAATTGTGAGTTCCGTTTTGGGGGCTTAATGATGGGGGATTTTTGGACAGGCTCTTGGTGTTGGTTAATCAGGTTTTCAGTTTGAATTTTCAGCTTTGCGAATTCATCACTCGAAGCAGCGGCATATTTCGCCAGTAATTCGTCCCATTTCGCGGCGGTGTGTAGATGCAAGCGCAATTCGTGGTGATGGGCGGCGGCGTAGGCGTAGACGAGGGTATCGAGCGGCTCGTTACGGGCGCCGCGTTTTTTCTCAAAGCGATTGGTGCGTGGGTTGAAGGTTTCTGAGACGATGCCGGTGAAGTATTCGCGTGGCAGGTCTTCGGTAAAATGCAATAGGCGGGCGTCTTGCGGTTTGTCGCCGTCGGTACCCATGCGCCCGAACAGGGCGCTTTTGATTGCCACGGTGCCGACGTGCTGAATCATCACGCCGCGTTTGTTGTATTGGCCCCGCCAATTAACATCTTGCGCTTTCGGACGCGACAGCACCGGGGCATTGTTGGGGATGGCGCCGAAAATAACCATCGGGCGGCGGATCAGACGACGGCGCACGAAGTCTTTGACGGCTTCGGTGCGGTGACCACCGGCGTCGATAGCGGTCGCCATGATCGGCAAGGCGTGGCCGTTGACGTGTTCGATGGGGCGGTTAAGTAGGTCGGTCAGCGCGACCCACACGGCATCGTCGGCAGGATCGCCCATTAATTCGATGTAATCCAGCACCCAGGCGGCCATGTTTTTTCCCCAACCGACAATTTGCACGGCTAGGCGGTTGTCTTGGGTATCGACACCGGCTGTTATGCACGCGACACCGACCGGAGCCGTGCGCAGGCGGTACGGTTCGGCACGGTCGGCGATGACATTGAGTTTGACAGCGCGCATGGAAGGGTCTTCCCAGGCTTCGGCAAGCTTGGAATTGATGAAGGTTTTTAACTGGGTGACATCATTGACGCATTTTAAAAATGTTTTAACCAAGGATTTCCAGCTTGGGCCCAGGCCGACCGGATAATACAAGCAGTTGAGGGTATAGCCGCGCGATTTTGAGCCTGGATTTTGCGGAATCCAGCGCCCAGCCTTGATCATGTCGGTTTTGTAATGCTCTTCGATTTCACAGGCGCATTGCGGGCAGATATAGCGGACATGTTTCACGCCTGGATCCCATTGCAGGCCTGCCCATTCAAAGGTAATCATTTCAAAGCAATGCGGGCAGGCCATGAAATACTTGCGCTGGTCTGATTCCTGATAGGCTTCGTCGGTCCGGCAAATGCCTTTGACGCCGGGTGATGAGATGTAGAGTTTTTTGTAGGTGGACGGGAATGACGAGCAGCGGTCATCGAGCATTTGCATCGGGTCATCAACACCCAGTTGATTCGCCACGGCGGTTAGTTCATCAACCGCGATAAACCGCGAGCTGATCATCTTCAGGTTTGACGGCGTCGCGGCATGACCCAAGCGCAAGGAGCCACCGACAAACGATTTAAATTCTTTGGTATTGCGGGCATTGCGGCTTGCCAATGTTTTAAAAGCCCCGGCTACGATGGGATTGCTTTCGATGTGCGGGTCCAGCTTTTCATCGTTGAAAATATCCAACAGTTTTTCAGTCGGGAAGATAATCAATAAGCTGCCGTAACCGTTAGCGATAAGGTAAGACGCCCAGTTTAGTAAGATGGCGGTCTTGCCGATCTGAACGGGGAACATTAATACTAAATCCTGAACCGGCGAGCGGATGCTTAAGCAATCCATCGGTTCTTTTAGGACTGGGTTTCTGATGGTGCGCCAGCGACCCGGCTCGTTGTTGTTGGCGACCGGTAAATAGAGGTTTTCGTCGGAAAACTCGGACACGGTTTGGGTTTTGCGCGGGGCGAACGCGCGGGCACGGGCCGCGTTGATGACGTGGGCGGCGCTGGGGTGGGTGGATGGGTTATGGGCGAGCTGTGTCAAGTTGCCTCCATAGATAATCACTTATACCAGCAGGTCGTTTATCGCTATGGTAATACTCTGGACGATTTTTAATATCTCGGTACAATGACTGTAAATTTCTGCTGTATTGCAACGGTTCTCGCGGATACGCGCTTTCTTTTGCGTGCAGTCTCCACCAAACAGCACTCCAATAATAGCAACGCGGCCAACCTTCATTAAGCTCCATGTAGGCAGCATGGACCTGGGCTTCTTGCAAAGTCATTCGCTTATCTTTTATTCGTGTCATGTACGTATCCGGTCATCATGACATTGCTAAAACATGATCACGCGGCACAGAAAACCCAGCGGCATGGCGATGACCACCACCACCGTACTGTTTGGCAACATCACTCACATCTACACCATCCTCAGCAGATCGCAAACTAAATACTCGACCTTTTGCAGAATCTTGATAACAGGCCGCAAACGCAGAATTTTTAGCCATTAAGTGCCCTGCATCGCTTGACATGGTGTAAGGGAGATTGGCAACCGGGATAGCTGAGTAGCCTCCAATATCCATAAATCTAAGAGAATTTTTCAATAATTCATCAATGTCTTTGTGATGCTTACGTTCTATGGCCTCACCCTGCATAGTCATTTCATATAATCCGGCATCAGTTAGACCCATTAACTTGTCATAGATTAAAAAATCATATTCGTAGCTAAATAAACACGCCTGAATATTGCGTGTATTTTGCAAATTGAATTGCCATAAATCACGATCCTGTATGTGTTTTATTAATTGTGGCGGTTCCTCATCTGGGAATAGATAATTCCACGCCAACATCGCACCACTACGACCAATATCCGTGTGATTAATTAATCCCTCTAAAATAGGTAGCGTTGGATTAAATAAATCATCAATTGCCGTTTTGTGATGATCGATGATTGTTACTGAATTAGCTGTTTTAAGCATTTCAATGACAGCAGCGCGCGGATAGCTGAAATCAACTAAAAACACATCATATCCCGTAACATCTGGGGCGGGTTCTGAATAAGTGCCCGCAAAATATTCGGCACCAATGCTGTATTTACGCCAAAAACACCAGGCAGCGCCAAATCCATCAGCACAATTCTTGTGATAGATAACATAAGGTTTCATTCTCTTTTCCTATTTAGCCAGTTGGTAAAAACTGCGCGACAGATCGCCGAGCAGGGATTCTATGTAATCGATCAGCAACGATCGTATTTTTTGCTCGTCGGTTTCGGCGGCCAGTTGCGGCGCTAAGATGTCCGGCAGCGATTCCAGGCGGTTACGGATAACGGTATCGCCGTCCGCCACTGCCGCGCGGGCTTCTTCGGTATTGAGCAAGGTTTTAATGCGCTCTTCATAATCCGCTTTGGCCGCCAAGGCGTTGTAATGCTCGCGCATCGCTTTAGATTTTTGGTAACCGCTGGACGATTGGCCGGGCATGTCCAGGTCTATGCCGATAATCGGTGGTTCGGTGGCGACTTCGACCGCGGGCGGTACCGGCGCCGCGTTTTTCAGTTCGCGGGCTTGTTGATGCCGGGCAGCAACCACCGCATGACCGGGGTCTTTGGTCTCGTCTATCAGCTGAATAGACGCTTCGACATCAACCTTGTCGCCTGCCATCACCAGCCGCCCGGCTTTTTTAAGCTGGGTGACGTAGCTTTTTTGGACTCCGATGTGGGCGGCAAAGGCGGCTTGGTTGAGGAGGGTCATGCCAGCTCCTGGATTTGCTCACAAGCAGCTTGTCGCGGCCATTTAGGCTGTGAGGGTCTTACGTTCAGTAAACAATTGCCAATGCCGGTACCGTCTCCGATGGTGTCGCGCTGCCAATGGCCGCAATTTTTGCAATACAGCGCTTTTCCGTCCTTTCCCTTTACTTCGATAAGGGGTTGTTCTGAAAATGGGCCTATTTCGAGCGTAGCGCCGCGTAAGCCGTCAATTAAGCCAGCGGCGTATAGGTCTTTAGCCAGGGCGTAAAATTCAGGCGCAGCGGTTTTTAATTCATCCCGGAATTCGGCCACGTTTTCTTTTCCACATACTTTCTTCTGCATTTTTTTAATAAAAAAGGTGTTGTGCAGTCTGTGCGGTTGGACGTGCAGAGGTGCGAAAATCACAAGGCGTTGGTGTACGTGCGCTGTGCATAGTGTGTAGTATGTGCGGAGTACATATATACGCGAGGCGGCTGTTTTTTTGTGGGGCGTTTTTGTCTCGCGCGTCACGTAAAGGAAAGAACCGCACGTACTGCACAGACCACGCGCGGTAAGGCTTCGACTCCGCACAGACGACCGCACAGGCGACCGCACAGACTGCACAATGCTAACCATGACTATCCCCTATGTAGCTATTGACCGCCGCGCGGAACTCCGTCACATGCAATCCGAGCCAGCCGGATTCGGAATTGCCTGGCGCCATCTCTTCTGAATTGCCGGGGATGATGATGGTTTTTGGGTGTTCGACCATGGTGATGCCGTTCAAATAGCGTTTGCGTTCCTTGCGGACGCCTGGACGTTTGGCAATGGCGTCTATGGTTTTGTTTTTCGGCGCCGCGCGGAGCCCTTCACGACGGCACCAATAGGTATAAAGTAAATAAATGTCTTCGGATAGCGCCGGGGTCGGGTAGATGCCGGAAATTTCTTTGCTGATCCACTCGTCGTAAAAACGAATGATGCTGTCTTTGCTAAGGTCTTGAAGGTCTTTTTTGGCCGAGGTCATCAAGGGCTTTGTGTGTGGGTTGAAGTCGCCTAAATCGAGATTGACGAGATAGTGATGCAAGGCAGCGGCCCCGCCGCTGTCGATTTCTTTGGCAATTTCTTTGTAGAAGTCATGGCCCAGTTTGGCTGGGGTCCAGATGACTTGATGGCGGCGGTCATCCTGATCCAGCACCACCGGCATGCGTTCATTGGAAAGAAACACCAGGTTGACGTGGTTGGTTTCTTCATACGCGGCCATGTTTTTTGGGTTGATACGGATGCGGTCACCGGTGATCAGGCCTTTTAATTTGTTTTTGATGTGGTAAAGGTCTGATCGAGCCACGACTTCGTCGGCAAGCATAAACAGTTTGCCGCCGAAGCAGTCGTTAAACTTATCTTCAATGGCTGACTGGTCGATCACGCGGCCATATTTGCCGTAGATGCCAAGGATGACGTCGAAAAACAGGTTTTTACCGGTGCCTTGCGGGCCGTGAATGACGATGGTTGTCTTCATTTTGGCGCCGGGATGCTGGAGCGGGTAAGCCAACCAGTTCAGAACCCATTTAAAAACATCCTCGCTGTTTTTTTCTTCGGCGCACATGTACATCAGCAATTCTAAAAGGCGGTCACAACTGCCTTCTTTAGGGATGGTCGGGAAGCCGTCCCAGACGTTACAGGTGATTTGTTTGTCTTTTTCAGTTGGATCAAAACCGACTTCTTCCGGGCGGACGATGCGACGTTCTTTGCTTTCTTGCCAGCGCTTGGGGATGTCGGAATGTACGCAGGCTTGTTTGAAGTCGTTTAGGGCAACGCGCATGTGCTCTTGTGCGTCAAACAGCATCCCACCCATGCCGTAGACCAGCGCATAGCGTTCTATGGCGTGGTCGTAGCAATCTATTGGTTTGAGTGGTTCTTTTTCGCCTTCCCCGCCCCCCTGTTTGGCGGGTTCCCGCGCTTTTGCGTTCGCCGCCCACCCTAGTTGGAGGAGGGTGCTTTCGATTTGTGTCCTTACCGTGTGAAGCCCATCAGTCAGGTGTAGGTCGTTAAAGTCAGTCAGTTTGCCTTGGTTGCGGCAATAATGGTCGAATCGGGCGTCTGGATCGGCAAAACGGGGCGTGATGACGTGCCCGTTGACGGCCATTGCGGCGAGTTCGGCGTATTCGAGCCCGGCGTTTTTCTTGGTGTGGGGTTGGTTGCAGTTGGGGCAGGTGGCTGATACGTTGACTTTTACCGGGGCTTGGCAGTGTTTGCAGCGCGAGAAAGCATCATCGTCGGCGCAAATCAATATGTTGGTTTTGGGGTAGTGTTTTTTTAGGGCTTGGGCGACACTGGGAAGATTTGGCGCATCAAATCCAACTACAGCCGGTAATCCTGTTGCCTCATGCAAGCTAGCGACCGTTGAATAGCCCTCACCCAATAATAATACGGAACTTGGACTACCAATTAAAAAGAAGTGACCTTTTTTTGAAGCCCCAGCGGGCCATACTTGTTTGTCATTGCCATTATGTTTTGCAATCAAATCCTTTTGTCGGGTTTTATCCAGTATGAATTGCAAGCCGTGTATGCGCCCATAAGCATCAAGCAGTGGGATGGCCATTGCGCCATTGGGTGTATATTTTACCCCGTGTGCGGCAACCCCTTTTCTACTTAGATAATCACAATCTCCTTCTGTTTGTAGGTTTCGCCATGCTTTTTCAGCTCGGCGGGCTGATCTTTCATGTTTGCGCTTTTGTTCTTCATTTGAGCGCCGAGTATCATCAGCGATACGTTGTTTTATTGCTGCTTTCTGTTCATCACTGAGCTTATATTTAGTAACCAGCTCTATTTTTTGTGTGTTATTTTCTGCACCTTGCCAAATGCCATAGGAGCCGACCAGGACGGTATCGCCGCCGGGCAGTGTAATTTGATGCAAGATGTACCAGCCGCGTTTCTCGCGGTCGTTTTCAACTCGGCAGCGGACCATGCGACCGGTTTCAAGGCGGTCTACTTTTAAGCCAAAGCCGATAAGCTGGGCTCTTACGTCATCGTAATTTGCAGCCATGGCTATCTTTTTGGGATGGCTGTATTAAGCGCAGCGGTCAGGTTTTGTGAAAACTTGTCCATAAAATGCCTATCGTATGTGGCATTGGCGACTTCCTGCAAGTTGAGTTTTTCGCGGTAGCTGACCGCGCGGTTAAACAGCAATACCGGCTTGATTGCATTACCGAAACCAGAGTGGATGCGCTTGTATATGCCTGGCTTTAAGCCGCCTTGGCCGCCCGGCTGGACGGCAAAATAGGCGATACCGCCGCGTTTTTTGGTGCCTTTCCATAGTTTTTTACGGCGCTCGTCCGTCATGTTGGCGGTGTAGCCGTGCTCACCAAAGGCCGCAAAGAATGACATAATCTGAATGATTTGGCCTTTTTGCATGTTGCCGTAGCTGTCTATATCGGCGCCTGAAGCGGGTGTTGTGTAGTAGCCGCTTGGCAATACGCCAATTTTGTTGAGCGCGGCTTCGAATTTCTTGAAATGACGTCGACCGCCTTCGACCTGGGCGGTCAGATAATGCGGTTTATTGTTTATTCGTGGCTTGAGTGAGCTGGAAAAGGAGCAGCTGCCGTTTGCTATTGCAACGTCGCTGACGGATATTGCCTGGATCGCCAAAGCTGACACGGTGACTGAGATGAAAACCGTCCTTGACCGGCCAACGCCCTTCACACTTAATTCGTTGGAGGTCAAAAGAGCCACAAAAACAAACCTGGAATCACGCGTCTGGTTCAAATCTCCCAATCGAATAAACAATAAACCGCATTATCTGACCGCCCAGGTCGAAGGCGGTCGAAGTCATTTCAAGAAATTCGAAGCCGCGCCCAACAAAATT